TAATATATTTATAACACTCATAAAATAATATTTTCAATTTTTTTAAATTAAAGATGTTCTCTACTGGAACAATTCCAATATTCTTCACCATAACTAGCAAATAGTTCTTCTCCCATATAAATATCTTGACTAGCCTTCAAACATATACGTTGATTTTTGCCCTTCAATTTATTACCATCTTCATCAACAGTAATAGTTTCAAACTCACAATTATTTGTAAAAGATGAATTGTGCGAATCATTGATCATAGCAGTATATGCTCTGGGATAGCTGCGTGCATCAATATACCAAGTCTTGGTAAGTGTAAACGAATAATCACCGACGCAACTATCATCAGCTTTAGTTAATTTACCGGCATAAAATCCAATACGTTGATTTTTTTTAATTAGTGGTTCAAATGAAAAAATTCCATTACCAGCACCCTTAATATTTGAAGGTTTAACATTGAGTTTTAGATCTGTATTATTCCAATATAGAGGAGGGATCTCAAATTTGGGCAAGACAATCACTTTATTACTGGGCATTAATTATTGTAATAAATATCTGTTTAATATTATAATTTTTCAATTTTTCTCGTTTAATTGGGTTAAATAATATTATACATATATACTTATATGCTCACCGATAACAAAGACGACTATTTAGATGAAGATCCCATTATTCCTTCTCAGCAATGGGTACTATTATCAATTTTGGCACCAAATACTGTAAATGGAGCAAAGGATCTCGATTGGACAGTTAGAGGTGTTAAGATTAGAGGTGTATTCGAATCCGAAGCTGCTGCCGAATCTCGCAAAGATTATTTACATAAGATTGATCCTTACCAGCATATTTTTGGTGCACCTGTTGGAAGATGGTGTGCATGGGACGATGATGAAACCGATATCGAAAATGTCAAATATGCTAACGATAAGTTGAACACTTTAATGAAAATGCAAAAGGAGCAGAGTGAAAAGATTAGAGATCACGATAATGAAAGACAGGTATTAGCTCGCCAGAATGCTAACAAGCAACGTAAGATGATGGAAAAGCGCGAAAAGAAAAATCAAAAGAAGATGGAAAAGACCAATAAGACTACTGAAGAAATCATTGCTAATGAATTGGTAGCCACCAATATTGATGATATGCATAATATGTCAACCCAAGAAATGATGGATAAGATTAAGGCGCTAAAGAATCCCGATCCCTTGAAGGCAACATATAAAAATGCAAAGGTTACTGAAGATGTAGATAATGATATTAATAATATTATTAATGATGGTACAGCATTAGTGGAAAAAGATGTTGAGAGAGCCGAAGAACATTTATCAGAAGTTAATAAGCAAATTGCCACTCAATCCACTACCGTAGATAAAATTGAATTAGAGTTGGAAAAGGCACGATTAAAGTTAGAATCAATTAAAACCAAGAAATAATTTCACACGTTATAATAATGAAAACATTTAATTTTATTATTATTTTTTTGTTTTTTATGGGAGCAATTATTGTAACAAGAGAATTAACTGTGAAAATGACTACATGTCCACCTTGTTATGCAAGTGCACCTGTATCAATTCCGGAACAATCTGTTACAGATAACTTTAAAAAACTATTTGAAGAAAAATCACCATGGTCTGGCAATGTACCAGCTGCACCATATACACCAAAGAGAGAAGTTGATTTCAGTCTCATGGATGACACATATGATTATTCTATGGAATTTGAATAATAAAAAATTGATTTTAATATTCTAAATAATATGTTGATATAATTTAGTAATGAAAGAATTTCCAAATTGGACATCAAGAAAACCGATAGTGTATAAAAGCGCTAAAGTTGATGATAGAAATAAGTGTATCTTCGAAGGATGCAATACATATTCTGTCTTTAATTTTGAAGGATGCGGTAGAGGAATCTATTGCAATGCCCATAAAAAGGATGGTATGACTAATGTGAGAGCTATAAAATGTAAGTCATTAAATTGTGGCATTCATGCTGTATTTAACTTTGAAGGCAAAAGCAAACCTGTATTTTGTATGATGCATAAAAGCGAAGGTATGTGTGATATTGTCACCAAACGTTGTCATATTAAAGGATGTACAACACGACCAACATATAATGTCGAAGGATGTAAACGAGCATTATATTGTGCTACACACAGATTGCCTGACATGGTAAATATTGTTGCTAAAACATGTCAAAATGAATGCTGTACGAAACGTCCAACATTTAGTGTTGATGGCAAGAATCCCATATGGTGTTTTACTCATAAATTGGATGGAATGATGAGTATTAAATATAATAAAAATATAGTGTAATGTTTATAAAACACCAACTTTATTAACTTTAATAATTTGACGTCTTTTACCACCTGTGAAAGTTGTCAAATCTATATTTTGTTTATGTTTATCATGATCTTCATCAAAATTTGCTTTATTATATTTTAACACAGATTTATTACATAAAGTAAATTTCGGTGGTATATCAGCTTTATACCAAAACACTTTCTTTTTGATATCAGTTGATCTTAATCTATTATCTAGGACCATGCATCCATAATCATCTGTAAGTTGACTGAACACTTGATCAAATAGGTCAAATTTTGGAAATATACCGGCATAATGCTCGTGCAATTTATGTCTACTAGAATAAGTATCTTCTCCTAAAAGAAATACAAAATCAAAATTGTTTCTTAGTTCTGGTCCAATACCCATAGAATATTGCATTGTAAGAATAAATGGTGCAATTTGAAAATGTCTGCCTTCGTTAAATATTGATAATATTAATGGATCTTTTAGCCATAAATGTTTACTACTCATGCAATCATCCATAATTAAGTATGCTCTAGGATCAACTTCTCTCTTTCCTTTTTTACGTCTCTCAGTATTCTTATCAATAATTTGTCTTTGTCTACTCATAAATCTACTAATAATACCAGATTCATATTCATGATGAATAAATGCTTCAGGAACAAAATCTTCATAAAATTTATTCATTTTATCAGTTGGCGCTATAACTGTGCCACAAGATAAACCAGTCTTCCATAAATAATCCATTATTGCTCTAATCACAACTGATTTACCGGATCCAGATTTAGCAATAATTCCAATTCGAGGATTAACATTTTCACCTTTATCATTAAACGCTAATCTATTCAAATCGAATTCACTAATTTGAGCCATTTGATCTTTTAAATCTCCAGACATTATATATCTACACGTGATATATAATAAAATAATTAATGAACGAATATTATTTTTCAGTCAATGCATCAGCCTTATACCAAGATATTCTATTCATAATATCGATGTCTCTTGATCTATTATTTATCACCATACAACTATAATTGGCTGTAAGTTGATTAAATACTTTTTCGAATGATATAAACGTTGGAAATATACTACCATAATGTTCAAATAATTTATGTCGAGAACTATATGCATCTTCTGCAAAAAGAAATACAAAATCAAAATTGTTTCTTAATTCTGGTCCAATGTCCATAGAATATTGCATTGTAAGAATAAATGGATCAATATCATAATGTTTTCCGCTATCAAATACTGATAATAATAATAAATCTTTTAACTATAAATGTCTACTACTCATACAATCATCCATGATTAAATAGGATTGAGTATTTGTTTCTTTTTCATCAATAGCTTCATATTGACGTGTTAATAAATTTCGGATAATATTCGAGTCATATTCATAATTTATACATGATTCTGGTATAACTGTTTTATATGTTTGATCAAATTTGTCACTTGGTGCAATGGTTACACCATTTGAACTTGATAATCCCAATTTAAAAAAATGATCCATTATGTTTTTAACAAGATATGTTTTACCATAATGTGGTTTGCCAATAATACCAATTTTGACCCTGATGCGTTCACCATTGTGATCACGTGTTAACATATTTAAATTAAGTAGTTTATCAATAGATTTATTCATACTGTTAATGTTTTCATCATCGTTCGTATCATGTTTGCATACTATTAAATATAGAATATTTTTATCGTTTATTCATTTTCTTATATAAAATATATAATATTATAATTAATGTAACAATACATATTATTTGCAAACTGTTTGATGAATAAATTACATTATGATTTTCCACAATCATATTTACGTTCCATTTTTGAATACCATTTGTAATTTGAGCACGATCACCGGGTTCATAACCAACAAATGAATCATTTTTTTCATAATCATTAATATCTAATAAAATTACTTTATAATTCCAATGTTTTTGCAAAAGAAAATAATGATACTTTTCCATTAAATCACTCGTATTCGATATTTTTCTACCAATATTAAATTTATTACTTAATTGCATTATTGTATTATTGGCTGTTATAACTGTTTTCATTTTTGTTTTATATGTTGTATATAGTTTTGGATCCAAAATAATTTCAAATATTTGTAATAAACGTCTACTAACGTTATCGCTATTACCTATTCCACGATGGTATATATTTGCATGCATTAGTAATATGTCACCTGGATTTAATAATATATCTATTTTTTCATTATAATTTATATTTCCATTTAAATGTGAACCAGGTATAATCTGTAATATTGCTTTATCAAAATAACACAATCCTGTATATATTTTCATAATCTTATCGCTGGTAAAATTATACATATCACCGTGAAATAATGCAGCATCTTTAAGATTTTCAGAATTGCTAAATCTAAATTTCATGTAATGAGGCGAATTAAAACCAACGGATTGACTTAATGTTGGTAAACAAATATCGTCAATAAATGATTTCATAATAGAATAATCAATTCCTGTTTTTTTAATACACGATAATCCCTGCAATAAGTTGTTTTTCGAAATACCATTTCTTAATATTAAATATCCATTATCACTTAGAAATTGAAAATTATTTTGCATTAAATATAAATGAGAATATTTATTATCATATATTTTATATTATATTATAATATATAATTATTTTGTTCCATTTTAAATTTCCGAGGGTGTAAATAACACTATA